GCCAAGCCAGGCCGCGCCTTGCCCAGCCATGCCGCACCTCGCCTGCCATGCCTTGCCAAGCCAGGCCGCGCCTTGCCCGGCCATGCCGCACCTCGCCTGCCATGCCTTGCCAAGCCAGGCCGCGCCTCGCCACGCCTTGCCGAACCCTGCCTGCCATGCCTTGCCGCGCCTCGCCCGGCCTTGCCGAACCCCGCCTGCCATGCCGTGCCTCGCCTCGCCGAGCCACGCCCAGCCTCGCCAAGCCATGCCGCGCCTGCCCCGCCTTACCTCACCAAGCCCTGCCGAGCCTTGCCGTGCCAGGCCTGGCCTTGCCATACCCGGCCAGACCTAGCCCGCCAAGCCCAGCCGAGCTTTTAGGCCGAAGGCTGCTGATCGTCAGAATCCCGCTTCTTTTTTTCTATCAAATATCGATCGACAGCCTCATCAGCCGCCGCCCAAATATCAGCAAGCTCAGAGAGCCCCGAGTACCTTTTGCGATAAGACAGCAGTTCTCGCAGAACGGTTTGCAGCATGTCGGCCCGCAAAACGGGATCAGCCATGATGTCGCTGACCCGCTTGTAACTCGGACCGTTGCCGCGACCGCTTTGTGGGCTTTGCACTGATCGCGTTGCCGAGACTTTGATTATTTTTGTGCTCGGTTCAATCTTGACGATCACGCCTTTCCATCTGCGAATGATGTGCCCGGCCTGCACGAGCCGGTAAAGCTCAGCCGCATCTCCATCATCCCACTCGAAATCACCGTGAAATGGGCTGCTTCCGCACCGTGCAGAATCAAGCAATATTTGCGGCCCAATCTGACCATCGTGACTTTGAATCAACGCCTCTAAAGCAGCTGTTCGAATGTCTTGCATCGTTACGCTATGTGGCTTTTTCATATTCATGCTCCGTGTGATGTGTCGACAGCAAAGGTTCCCCAGCCCTGCCCGACGCTGTTTTTACTGAACGGGCGGCCTTCACCCACCCCAACTTGTCGACCTGCTCGGTCTAGAAGGTTGATCACGGATTCAGGGGATATCATGTCCGCGTCGAATTCAATCGTCACGTCCGCACTCCATTCACGCCACATCGGCCGCACGCGAATGTCCACGCTGCCATTGGCATTGCGCACAGCCGCATCCAGTCGCTCAGGCTCACCGCCGATTATCCGCACAAGCGGCGTGCCGTCCTCAACGTCGAATCCGTCAGCGATCACGAACACGGCCATTTTAGAAGTCGTCATAACCAGCCCGACCGTTCTGCAGGCGCCGATCATCGCAGATCGAAAGGCGGGACATGGAATGCCTGGCCATCCATCTGTGCTCCGGTGTTGTGCTGCCAGAAACTCTGCATCGTAATCTCGAATTTGTCGCTGATTTTTGGTCTTCTTGTCCGCCTTTGCGGTGGCCATGCCTTCCATCATTTCTGCTTTTTTCCAGAATCGATGCTGCACGAACGGAGCAGTCCCATTTATTCGCACAATCGCACGAACAATATTGGCCGGATGAACGACCGCAATACCCTCATCTTTCTTAGCAAATGCCATCTGAATCTCTCCAATGGTGACTTCGTGTAGTAAGGATGTGCCGTCACCACCTCAGGCCCTTACTACGAGCAGTGCCGCTGCCCGCGCCGGATTCAAACTCGGCAACTAGCTCGGAATCCAATACTCCGCTACGCGTTTGCCCTTTATGACCGTTGCCCGGGCGTGTATCACCCACCCTGCCTGCCTCAATTCGTACACCCTGGCGGCCAGCCTGAAGCAGCCGTAAAGCCTCAGCGCCGCTAGGGCGGTAATGGGTCGGTTTGTGAGCAGGTGCGCTGCAATGGCCTGTGCTTGCGATCTGTTTCTCACTCGAACCCCCGAGCGATCTTTTCGACTGAGACCCCGGTCACCGCCGCCAGCCGCTTGAGTGCTGGGTATTGCGGCACCCGCTCACCCTTCAGCCAGCGGCACAAGGCCGATTCACTGATACCGACCAGACGGGCGAACTCAGCTTGGTTGAGTCCGTTTGCTTTTATGTATTTTGTAAGCTCTTTCATTGCGCCAGTGTTTCACGGCTGTTGCCGAGCGTCAATATAAATATTAATCGTTTGACTGGTGGCAAAGATAAGCTAATCATGCAGGCATGATTTACGGTAGCGTGTGCAGTGGGATCGAATCGGCGAGCGCGGCATGGCACGAGCTGGGCTGGAAGCCCGCGTTTTTCAGCGAGATCGAGCCTTACCCTTGCGCCGCGCTCGCTCATCACTACCCGGGCGTGCCGAATCACGGTGACATGACAAAATTTAAGGAGTGGCCTGATGCAGATATCGATGTTCTTGTGGGAGGAACCCCCTGCCAATCTTTCAGCGTCGAGGGCCTTCGCGGCGGACTTGCTGACCCGCGGGGAAACCTCACCCTTACCTACCTTGAAATTGCTGAACGCTACCGCCCCGACTGGCTGGTGTGGGAGAACGTCCCCGGCGTGCTATCGGACCGAACAGGCGCTTTTGGAAGCTTCGTCGGTGGATTGGCAGAGCTCGGGTATGGGTGGGCCTACCGGGTTCTTGACGCTCAATATTTCGGACTGGCCCAGCGACGGAAGCGTGTGTTCGTTGTCGGAAGTGCTAGAGGATGGGCCAGTGCCGCCGCGGTACTTTTTGAGTCCGAGAGCCTGCGCGGGCATCCTGCGCCGAGCCGCGAAACGCGGGAAGGATCTGCCGCCAGCCCTGCTGGACGCCCTGACCGCGGTCGCGGCAACGGCGAAGTGCAGCGAGTAGTCACGCACGCGCTGCGGGCGGAAGGGTTCGACGCCAGCGAAGACGGGACCGGGCGAGGAATTCCGATTATAGCGGGGTGCCTGAATTCCGCTGGCGGTCACGCTGTGCCTGGTAACAGTTTGCAAGACGCAGATCAGGGCTATCTGATCCCCGTTGTGTCGCGCTGTCTGAACGCCGGCGGCATGGGCAGGATCGACGCGGAGTCGGAGACGCTGATCCCTGCGCCGGCCCACTGTTTCGACGCGCGGCAAAGCTCCGTGGTCCAGTATGGCAACCTAGCCGGGCCGCTCGATACGGACGGGCATTCCCAGGCGGTGGTCGGAGCGACATCCGTGCGCCGACTCACGCCTCGCGAGTGCGAGCGCTTGCAGGGCTTTCCTGACGACCACACTCGGCTGCCGTATCGCCGCAAGCTCGCGAAGGACGGCCCGCGTTACAAGGCGCTGGGTAACAGTATGGCGGTCCCAGTTATGCGATGGATTGGCGAGCGGATAGCAGTTGTGGATGAACTTTTGCACAAGTAATGCTTGACAGCAGGCAACAAGCTGTTAATATAGCTACATCGAATCACACAACAGAAGGCAGAACGAAATGAACACGAACACAAAGACCATCGACCAGCCGCAGGCCGCAAAAGCAGCGCGCAAGGCCGCGCTGGTGGCGTACCGGAAGGAATTCCGCGCAAGCTTGGAAGGGATGGCGTCGCGCGCGTACTGGCGCGCGTATAAAGCCGACGCAAGCGATAGCGAGGTGCAGTCATGATCGCGAACACGACCGACCAGATCCCCTCCGACTACCAGAGCGGGACAAAGCAAGATCTGGCGACGGCGCTGATATCGCTAGAGCAGGCGTTGGCCACGCTCACAGCAGCGCAGGCCGCTGTAAAGGCTGCGCGCCGCGCGCTGGATAAAGCCGCCGACCACGCGGAGAACGTCGGGCGCAAGTACAAGGCCGAGAAGGTGCAGTCATGAACACCGAAATAGAAAATGCGAAAAAGAACCTGTTCAACGCTCAGCTGGAGGCATATGCGGCTGTCGCGGTCAGCAAGCATATGACTAAGAACAATCATCCTGACCAGATTGAACAAGAAGAACGAGCGTGGGAAATGATACTGGCGCAGGACTTCGCTGAGGACGTTTTGTCGGAACTGGAAGAAGCTCAGGCTCTCATTGACGCGGGTGCGAAATGACCACGAACACGACTGAACTCGAACGCGCAGCGGCGACCGACTACGCCATCATGCTGACGCGCATGCGGGCACAGGGCAGGGGCGCGTCTCCTGTCGAAGTGCAGCAAATCGTAGAATGGTTCGGGCCATCCTGGGCTGCGGAGTGTGCGTCAAGCGCGGCAAAGACAGCCAAAGAACTGCGGGTAGCGTATGAGGAAAAAAGAAACGCACGGGATGCGCAGGCTCGCGAGGATTGGCTAGAGCGGGATGCAAAATGGAAAGCGCGACTGGCACAGCTGGAGCTGGCAAAGCAGGCAGCGAAGGCGGCGCAGTCATGAACACAAAAGCCATCGACAAGCTGCGGGCCGCAATGGCTGCTAAAGAGGCGGCATCGGCTGCTAAAGCGTGGCGAGAAGCCACTGAGGCGGTAACAGCAGCTGATGCGGTAGTGACTAAAGCCCAAGCCGAGGCCGCCATAGCCCGCGACGCTGCGTATGCAGCCTGGCGCAGGTACGAAATTTTGACGGCGGTGTCAACGTGACAACGAACACGGTGGCTGTATTGAGGGCGAAATGGGATGCGGCGGCATCGTTGTTAGTGGCGGCGGCAGTAAGGGTTAAAGAGGCGGGACTAAAAGTTAAGGCGGCGGATATCGAATTGCGCGAAGCGCGCGTGGCGCACGACGCGGTCTGGCAGGCGGCGGATGAGGCAATGGCAAATTACGTGGACGCACAGCTAAAGGAACGGCAGTCATGACCAAGACACCGGAAGAGCTGCACGCCGAATGGGAAGCCTCGGTCAATGCACTGCGGGATGAGTGGGACGTGGCAGATCGTGCGTGCGATACGGCATTGGCGGCCGAGTCTGCGGCGCACAATACGGCAATGGCGGCCGAGAATGCGGCGAATGCTGCGTGGGCGGCGTACCAAGCCGCTCTGAAAAAGGAACAGCAGTCATGAGCAAGACGAAAGAGGAATTGAGGGCGGAGTGGGACGCGGCGGATAACGCGCTGACGGCGGCGGTGAAGGCCAAGCACCTTTCTTGGGGAGATGCGAGGGACGCGGCGGTGAAGGCGGAGAACGTGGCTTGGGACGCGTACCTGGACGCACAGCTAAAGGAACGGCAGTCGTGACAACCAAGGCTGAATTGATCGCCAACCTGATCGGCCTGCAGCGACGGCTTGGCGAGTTGCTGCCACCTATTTACAGGTGCGCGGATTGCGAGCGCACGACGACAACACCCAGCGAGACTGACTGCAGCGAGCTGGCGAGTGACTACCACGAAACGGGCATGCTGATTCGCAGCCGCGCCGGGTATATCTGCCCGCACTGTTTCAGCAGCGCATTGACGAGGGAGCAGCAGTCATGAGCAAGGCGGTAGAGGAATTGCGGGCGGAGTGGCTCGCGGCGAACGCTACGGTGGTGGCGAGACAGGCGGAGTGGGATGTGCCCACGATGATGCGCTGGCTGCTGACCGGCTCGGTCGATCATCAGACGGTCCAAGAAGCTCTGCGCGCTGAAAACGAGCAGGTGCAGGCCGCACTGAAAAAGGAACAGCAGCCATGAGTGAAAACAGACTTACAGTGATTGAGGATTATTTAGTACTCGTGCTTAACAAAACGATGGGTGAGGCAATGGGTGAAAATATGGTGCAGTGCTTTCGCGATGCCCTGCTTGAAGCCGAGAAGCTGGACGCCCACGAAGCGCTCAGGGCGTGCGGCAAATGACCACGGCATCCAACGAACTGCGGGCGGAGTGGCTCGCGGCGTGCGCGGTGGTCAACAAAGCGTGGAACGCTATGCACGACGCGACGGTCCAGACGGCGGATCAGGTAAATGATTGAATCACACAACGAGGGAAACACGATGAAGACGATTCTGTTGATCGCGATGACACTGGCCGCAGGCACAGCCTACGCAGGCACGGCCTTCCTCCAGTACGAGCGCGAGACGGGCATGACCAAGCAGTGCGTATACGACTATCTCGGCGACGAGTACACGATCACGATCAACGTGGTGAAGCTGTGCCCGCTGACGATCCGGGTTTAAGGAGCACAAACATGAAATCAGCTATATTTGCAATACTGGCGTCGGCCCCGTTGGCAGCGTTTGCTGTCAGCCCTGCCCCTGCCACCTACGTAAAAAGCCACGCGAACTCGCAGTCGGCTGCGGTGTCGGTTGCGGCTGCGGCTGCCGAAGCGGCTGCCGAAGCGGCTGCCGAAGCGGCTGCACTGGCAGCAAGCAACTCGAGCGCGACCGGCGGCGCTGGCGGCAACTCGAACGCGAACGCGACCGGCGGCGCTGGTGGTGTCGGCGGTTCGGTGTCAGGAGTCTCCGCTGCCGGTGGCAATGCGGACGGCGGGGATTCCGCTGCGGTAGCGAACAACCAAATTATGATCGAGGGCGACCGGCAGATCCGCCAAGCCCCAGCCATCGGCCAGGGCTCATTCGCGATTCAAGGTTGCGGCGTCGCGGGCAACGCGGGTGGATCGTCTGCCGGCGGCGCGGCGTTCTTGGGCGTCGGGTTTACGTCGGCACAGTGCTACGATTTTATGCTCGCGCAGGCGTTCGCGTCGGTCGGCGAGCAGCAAGCCGCGTGCGCTGTGCTGAACGTGTCCAAGGCGGGCCGGAGAGCCGCAAAACGGGGCGTAGTACTGCCGACGTGTACGCCGGTCGCGCCTGTCGTGCTGGCTGCCCCGGTGCCAGACATGTCGGCTTACGTGACCCGTGACGAACTAGCTGAGCGAGAGCGCCGGCAGTTGCAGCGCCGACTGTCGAAGTAGGAGCCCAGGACATGAGTAAGACGACAGAGGAATTGCGGGCGGAGTTGGAAGCGACATACGCGGCGGGACAGGCGGCAGCGGAGGTGGCGGTCAAGGCGGAGATCGCAGCGTGGAACGAGTGTCAAGCCGCACTATACGCAAAGGAGCGCGACAAATGACGCCGATAATTGAATCGAACTGGGCTGTGCTGGCGTTGCTGCTGGGAGCAATCGCGATCATGGCGCTGTGTTGCATGTGGTTGGAACGTGACGAGGACGAATCATGAAACCTAAAAAAATACCGCGTCACATAACCCGATACGCAATATTGAACGGGGACATTATTCACTGGGTGATATTCACGAAAATACCCAGTCAACTGGGATCTCGACGCAGGAACGCGCCTGCAGTGTGGGAGCTTTACACGACTGAGGACGGGCAGGAGTGGCGCTGGCGACTGTGGGCGGGCAACGGTCGGATCATCGGCAGCGCGTCAGAAGGCTACGCGCGCCGGGCGGATATGCAGCGAAATGCCGCCCGCATGGGTTGCCCTGTCTCCGTCCACAGCTCACGGCTGCCGCTGATTAGTGTCTCGCCTATCAAGTGGCAGTGGGCATCACTCAGCGCGATTGAGATATCACGATGAGCCGCGACTATTTCCAGCGTGACTTCGCGACTGTTGACTACGCCCCCGAGCCTAACTATGTCGTCGATGAAAGCGCGAACCATGCCGAGCAGGTGTGGCTGATCGCCCGTGAAGCGATCGCGCAACGTGTGCGCGTGAGACGGCTTGAGGCTGACTTGCTTACGGCCAGGTCACACCTGACGACTCTTAAAGATCAGCTTACGAAACTTGAGGAAAACTTGAAATGAAACGATTTAGAAAATGGCTTAAACGACTGCTTGCCGATAACGGCCGACTGCCGGTGCCGAATTGGCGGACCAGTCGTGGTGGGCGCGATTATTTTTGACTAGTAACGAAGGAGAATGACATGGCGATTTATGCATCAGACACGGGCGGTAAGGACTTCAAGAAAGTCCCGCCGGGCTGCCATTTTGCGATTTGCAATATGGTGGTTGATTTGGGTGTGCAGCGTAGTGAATTCCAGGGCCAGGTTAAATCTCAGCACAAGGTTTATTTGCGCTGGGAAGTGCCGGACGAACGGATCACCTACGAAAAGGACGGCAAAGAAACTGAAGGGCCGTGCTCGATTGGCTCGACCTACACGCTATCGCTACACGAAAAGGCGAAGCTGCGACAGGTGTTGGAGAACTGGCGCGGCAAGCCCTTTACTGCCGACGAACTCAAGGGCTTTGATATCTCAAGCGTGGCCGGCAAATGCTGCCAGCTGATGGTCACACACACTGAGGGCGAAGGTAAAACCTACGCCAACATTACCGGCATCATCGGGTTGTCGAAAGAGCAACGCGCGAAAGCGTCGGTGGCGAAATCCGAAGTGGGCGTGTTGCTATACAGTCTTGATGATCCTGATGCTGACACATTCGAGCAGCTGCCGAAATGGATCAAGGAAAAGCTGCAGGAACGTGTGAGCGCTCAGTCGGTAAAGACTGCAAATTCTGTTGCACCAGCCGGCGATGCGGATTTTGACGACGACATTCCATTCTGAGAAACCAGTGGCATTTTTATACCTAGACATTGAAACACTCCCACCGCAATCCGGTGGGCATTTCGACCGCATCCTGGCGAACATAAAGCCGCCCGGTCAGTACAAAAAGGAGGACTCCATCAAAGCGTGGATGGCTGAAAACGCCACCGCTGCTGCACACGAGGAACACGCCAAACTGGCGTTGAATGGGCTTTACGGCGAGGTGTGCGCCATTGGCTGGGCGATTGATGATGGCGACATTTTCTGTCTGCCACCGCTGGAGGGTCGCAGCGAGTCGACATTGATACAAGAAACATTCGCAACCATCGTCAAGGCCAGCTTACCGCGCAGTGGGACAATAGATGGTGACCTGATCTGTGTGGGTCACAACATCAACTTTGATTTGCAGTTTCTGTTTCAACGGGCAGTCAGGCACGGGGTTAGGTTGCCGCGATACATGGCTGCTGCGGTAGATTTCAAAACGGAACGCTACCGATCGCTGGACACGATGCGCATGTGGGCGGGATACAAGGGCTTTGTGAAGTTGAAGGATTTAAGCCGCGAATTGCTGGGCGACCTGAATGAGGATATAGACGGCTCACAGGTAGCCGAAGCCTGGGCGAGCGACCCGCTTAAAGTCGTCGAACACTGCAAGGCTGACGTGATGCGGGTGCGTGAGATCCACAAGCGATTCATCGCGGTGCTTTGATGCGCGTCTATCTCAAGCGCACGTTGACCGGGTTTGTGCCAGCTGATGAAGCCAGCACAGAAGCCGTGCGCGGGTATCGCTTGGGGGAAGTTTACAAGGCCGACATTGTTAAGCCTCGCAACTACCAGCACCACAAGCTCGCTTTTGCGCTGCTGGGCCTGACCTATCAAAATCAGGATCGGTACGGCAACTTCGAGGATTTCCGCAAAGCTGTGGCACTGGCTGCCGGGCACAGCACCGAGCTTGTCGGGCTTGACGGTGAAATTGTGCGATTGCCGGCCAGCCTTTCTTATGACGCTTTAGATGAGATCGAATTCGGCAAGGTCATGGCCTCGATGATGACCGTATGTGCGCACCTGCTCTTTGATATGAACGTCGATGAGCTGGCCGACCAGGTTGCGGTCTATGCCAGCCAGCGTGCAGCATGAAGTTGCGCAATGCTGCCCGCGATCAGTCTTGCGTCGCTTGCGGTGCACAGGATGGCACGGTCGTTCTCGCGCACTACTTCGGGCCGCGTCGGCACGCTTATGGCGGCGGCATGGGCCGTAAGGGTAACGACCTGATTGCCGCGCATTTGTGTGCACGCTGTCATTTGGAAATGGACACCAGCAGTCGGGACAAACTGAAACGCTGGGAGTGGAGCGAGCTATTTTTGCACTACTGTGCGTTGACGTTGATCAGGCTGCACAAACAGGGGGTGTTGAAGTGAGCAAGACGGTAGAGGAACTGAGGGCGGATTGGAGTGCGGCGCGGCGGGCAACGGGGGCGGCGGATAGTCTGGCGGCGCGGCGTCACTTTGCGCATCGCGATGCATGTGAAGATGCAGCGCTGGCGTGGTCGGCGGAGATGGATGCGCATGAAGCGTACCTAGCCGCACTGAAAAAGGAACAGCTGCTATGAGCAAGACGGTAGAGGTATTGCGGTCGGAGTGGAACGCGGCGAACGCTACGGTGGCGGCGGGACAGGCGGAGTGGGAGGTGCGGGCGGCGGCTCGTGCGGCGGAGGTGGAGTTGATGGACGCGGCAACCCGTTTGGCGGAGAAGGCTGAGCGCACCGCGTGGGAGGCGTACCGCTCCGCGCTAGCGAAGGAAAAGGAAAAGCAGCCATGACCGAAGCCGATCGCATCGCCGGTCTGGTCGAGCAATATCCTAAGGGCTGCCCGCGACCGGCTGGCTATCTGGCCTTTCACTCGTGGGCTGAAGCGCAGATTGCGCAAGGCATCTATCAGTCTTGGGACGAACGCTCACAGCGCTGGGTGTTCCCGCAGGAATCAACGAAACCCGTTAACTAAATCGGCATTTATGCTTTTTCTTTAGACAAGCATTGAGTTATTGATTGCTTATAACTAGCTGATTTATATATTAACTTAAGCGATCTATTTGGTTTCTTTAGACAAGAATTGAGTTATTAGTTTACTCAAGCTTCGATTAGAACAGGCCGGCGCACGCGGCGACCCCAAACACCTAGCCGACCCTTGAGGCTAGGTGCTGGGGCGGACTTCTCAGCGCAAGTTCGTTTTCTGCCTCGCTATTTCGTCCTCGAGCGCCTGCCGCGCTGCGTCGTCCTTCAGTGCGAGGCCCTGCAGCTCTTCGAGCGTGATGTCCCGGCCCTCTTCTTCTGCACCTCGCAACAGCACGCTGATCTGCTGCGCTTGCTGCAATAGCTGAATGAGAAGACTTGTGGCAACCAATACATTGCTCATGGGGTTCGCTCCTGTAGATATGACTGCAATGCACTGAGCACGGTGAGCGAGACGGCGAGCCTGTTCTCTGCCGCCGTCACATCCGTCCCACTCAACGTCACAGCAATATCGAGCCCGGCGCGAGCGTTGTCGGCTTGCGCTTGGACGTTCTCCGCGTCTTCGACCGATATCTGTCGGCTCTGCAAAAGCGACAGCGCAGTCGTTCGGACCGTGGTCACCGTTACATAGCCGACCGCTAGGCGCTCGTTGAACGTCTCGGGGCTCCTGACCCCAAACGCGGTACACGCATTGAGCGCGAACAGCGCGGCGATCGCGAATGCAGTGGATTTTCTTTTAAGTAAATTCATCGCGGCAACTCATCCTGGCCCATGCCATTGATTGGCGGGGTTGGCATGAAGGTGCGGGCATACATGCCCCATGTTATGGCGACGAGCTGCACAAGCTGAAAGCCCGCCTCGACCAACTCGCCCGCTTGCGCGTCGACTGTGGTTGCATCCGCAACGCCCATCAGGATCAGCACCTGTGCCACAACCGCGAGCACTAGCGCGCGGATCGTGTTCGACTTGTAGAATGGAATGGCCTGCATTTAACTAGCTCCTATTGTTTACAGCAAATCGGGCGCGGCCTTCTTCAGCCACTCCCGTACATCAAAAGACGGGCACGCTTTCGCCACATTCGGAAAGTCCCGGTGCCCTTGGATTCGCGCCCCTGGCGCATATAGACGAAGGAAGCGAAGGGTGGCGATGAGCGCGGTGAGTTGCTTCTCTGTGAAATTGTTCTCTGGATTTTTCTTCTCATCCACCCCTCCCACCAAGCACACACCCACCGCACGGGAATTGTACCCGGAGACATGCGCGCCAGCCGCGTCGATGGGGCGGCCGACCTGAATTGTCCCGTCGCGAGGGATCACGACGTTGTAGCCGATATCGTTCCAACCTTTCGCCCGATGCCATGCTCGGATCTCGTTCTCGTCCACGTTCATCGTCGGCGGCGTCGCCGAGCAGTGTACGGCGATGAAGTCGGTGCGGATGCGGTTGCTAACCTGCGGTGAAAATGCCATTGGTTACTCCTGTAAATCCCGGCCATCAATCGCGGTTATCGTCGGGTTGGAATTCATGAATGACCGAAGGCGATTTTCGACTCGGGCTTTTTCTGATCGAAGGTCTGAGAGGCGTTCCATATAAATGCGGTCTGGTATTGCTCCGGCTCGCGTCCGCTCTGAGACTCGCATGTCTATGTTGAAGATCTCTTGATCCAAGCGCTTTATTTCTGTCTCTAGCTGCTGCACAAACAGCACCTTCCGCCACGTCTTCAGGTTATCGTCCAGTTTCTTTAAGGACGACTGATTGGCCTGCACCTCTTCGTGTACAGATGACAAGTCCTGCGCCTGAAGAAACCCGGACTGCGGCAGCCCAACGGCTACCAACAACCCGCAAGCCCACGCAATGTGAAACACCAGTAGGCTCCTGAAGAACATTGACGAGAATCTCCTGCGATCTTCTATAGTCAAGTCACCGACAGCAAAATCTACCAACCTCGATAGAATCATCCTTGATCCCCTCCTAGCCGCTCGTGGCGTAGCCGCTCGCCGGATCAGCGGCGATGGTCGAGGACTGCGGCACCGCGACCACGGGCGAAGTATACGACAAAACGCCCACAGGGCTTTTAACCGCGACATCCGCCACGATGATCACTGGCGCGGTGATGCCTGCGGGGTCGAGGACTGGTGAAACGATTACCGCCATCCACCTATTCCCACAGCATCGCGAAAGCCAACCCGCCAACCGATAAGGACGATATCGAACCGAACGGTCCCGACTGTGTCGAAAGCGCTATGAACGTTCGCGGTGTTGAGCCGACGAGCGTGGTGGTGAACGTTCCGCCCGGAGCCAGCTCCGAGGTGTAGACGCCGCATAAAGAGAAAATCGGATTGGGTCGCGGTAGAGACATAAACCCCAGCGCTACTTGCGTATCTCCGTCCACGATCGTCGACACTGGGGCGAAGGGCATGAACCCGAGCATGGCGTTGGCGACCGAGACCTGTACCTCTAAAGCACCTGGTGATGGCGAGGCGCGGCGATGGCACACGCGCGCGCCGATGCCGCCCGCGGTCCCCGCCCCCCAAGAGATCATGAGCCCTTCCGCCGTTTCGTCTCCGGCAGAGTCGGATGAGCGGCTGATGAAAAAGGAGCCTGTGAGGTTGTTGATAGATGCCTTGTGCTCTATTCCGAGAAAGCCATCGACGAGGCAGATGTAACTAGAATATGCGGTGTCGGTTGTCGCTCCAGCAGATCCCATGATGTTCCGGGTTGTGCTTTGAATACCTGTCAGCGCGCCTGATCCGTTGGAACCTTCGCCAACCCTAAAGCGCAGCTCTGGCGTGGTCGTGGTGCCGCCAGTTCTATATTCGATGAGAATGAAAATGGGCACAGTCGCCTGCAGCGGATCGGCGAACCGCCAAACCTCGTACCCCGCCAAAGCGCCCGTTCCCGCCCGGTTCACCGTCGTCCAGTTTATCTGCCCGGTGTCTGCCGTCTGCACGAGCCCGACAGTCGAGAGACGGGTCGACAGCTCGAGGCCCCACTCGCGGAATGTCGCGTCGGAGTCGTGACGAAATCTACTTGACCAGCTCGTCGTCGCCATAATCAATCCACCTCTTGCAAGAACAGTGTGACGAATAGCGCAGCGAACCCCGACACCGACTCGAGCCGGAACGTCAGCGAGTCGCCCGCCAGTAGGTCCGCGCTCCATCCCGTCAACGCCGAGGACGAGTTTATCCTCTGCGCACTTAGTCGCGGCTTATCCGATGCCGCGATCGAATCTGCGACAGTCGGCGGGAAACCTGCCGCATCAGTCCGCCAAACGTCGATAGATGCAGAGCCAGTGGGCGTGGTTCGGCCCGGCCCATACCCGTAAACCGCCCAGCCGACAATGCGCGCGTTCCTGGGCACATGCACCACGACATCATTCACGGGCACACTGATCGTCCCCACCGACCGCACCCACGTCGCACCGCGCGGGATTGTGGGGACGGTGAACGCACCGACCCTCGATAGAGTCATGTGCGGCACGCCTTCGGTGGCGATTATATCCCGCGCTCCGCCGCTGTCCTGCTCGACGAGGATCTGCACCTCATCGCCCTGCGCAAGGTCCAGCACCGTTGCCACCTCGAGCGTCAGGTTCGCGAGCGCGGGCGAGGACGCATAGCCGGAGATAACCCCGCCTCCGGTCGCGTCCGGGTTCACGACGACATACAGCTGCCGTATTCCCGTCGCGTTCGAGTCCCACTGAACGCTCGCCGTGGCCAGGTACTTACCGGCGCGATCGACCGTGACTCGGTCCCCGCTGCTAGGGAGGTAGAAACCTTCGGTGTCGAACTCTTCAACCGTCCAGTCTATGGGCTCCGGCGTCGCGTCCGGAATCGATTGCAGCGCGCTCCGGGAAAGCCTCACGGCTGCGCCCGAGGCCTGGCCTGCCGCACCGAACAACGTGCCCCAGGCCAACCCTGCAGGGGCGATCGGGTCGGCCCGTAGGACCTGTCCTGCGGTCCCTACGGGCAGGCGAACAGGGTTCGTCCCGTCATGCGTCAGCAAGTCGCCCACGGTCGTCAGCGTGCTCCCCGAGGAACCGCCGAAAGGTGCGACGACCCCGCCCACCGATTGCAGGGTTTCGTCGTTGGCGACATCATAGAATATCGACCCATCCGGCACCGAGGCGAACGTCCACGCGCCCGCCGTCGCGTCCCACTCCGCGAGCGTCCCGTCCTGCCCCACCCAGTCCCCGGTGCCCCCGGGCGGTACGTAGTACGTGTCGCCGTCGACCGGCACGCCGGGCGGAGCGGTCACTGTGGCGGAGACCACATTCGCTCCCGCGTCGATCGCGTCCTCGCTGGTCGAGGGGCCGACTGGGGCGACGCTCGGCGCTTGTGAACCGATGCCCACGCCGAGTTCGTTCTGGTATATGTCCTCGATCGCATCGACAGTGATCGAGTTATCTTGCAGTGTCCCGCGATCGATATTCAGCACCCGGAAGACGCGCTCAACGCATTGCCGCTCGGGCCGGTTCAAGCGGAACAGCGAACCGAAGCCCAGCGCCCAAGCGCTGCGGTTGACTGTGAATTTAACCCGCGTCAATGGCGTCGATCGAGAAGCGACCTCGCGAGCGAGCACGAGCTGTGCGATGGCATGGTCGCGGATGCCGGGAAGCGACACGAGCGCGGGCAGGCGTGAGCCTTGCGCATCGATGTTGCCTAGGTCCTGCGCAGTGATCGATGTGGCCTTAAGCGTCGCGGGGTCCGTGTACGTGAGCGTGACCTCGTTTACCGTCTCGCCCCAGCCCTGTTTCTCGAACTTGGAAAAGGCGAGGATGTTGCTCGCGTCGAATACCAGCAGCGAATCGGGATCATAGTCAGCACGGAACAAGGTCAATTCATACAGGCCCAGCGCAAGGTTAAAGCTCAGGCCGCCGTCGATGTGCTCGAGGATCTGGCGGATGAAGTCCTCGATTGACGTGGATTGATTCCAGATCAAGTGCAGCCCAAACCCCTCGTCAAATAGATCGTCGGCGACGTTCCTAAAAACCGTGTCATTGATGAACGCGGTCGATACGCCCATACCCCACCGGGGATCGGTGAGGCATTGGTAGATGATGTGCGCTGGGTTCATCGCCGTCCCAACAGCCGCTGCTGCGGTGTACCAGGCCGATCCCGACCATCCCGCCGTGGTGCGTTGGACGCGGAAGGATACCGGGCGGATTGATTCTGAATCCCCTATGTACCCGCCCTTCCAGACCGCCGCGCACACGCCTCGATACGCTGGCGGCGTTTCGCCGATGCTCGCCGTTAGGTATGCGTTGGCGGTCTGTGCTGCCCCGCCCATCTCGATATCGAAGTCACCAATGACGCCACCGCCCCGCCCCTCCCCACCGTACAAGGACGGCGAGTTCACAGAGGCGACGGCGTTGGACGTGATGCTCCCGGCCCAGACCTCTTTGTCGTCCCACGCGATCCGCGCAATAGCGTTTACCGGGCCGTGGCACAGCGCGGCATGGAAACCGATCGAGTAGCGATAACCGACTGTGACTCTCGAGAAGCCGCTCCGCTTGCGGATACGTCCGACAGCCAAATCCCCGTACCAAACTATGTTCGGCCCGGTTATATCGATCTCTCCGAACACGACTGGGATCTCTCTGCCTTCCTCAGCTGTCGGGAATGCGAAGTCCTCTAGCGCCGCGGCCTTCGGTGCGCGCGGCTTTGGGGCGAGCGCGATCGACAGCGCCAGCGTGACGAAGTAGCCAATTATCTGCGGCCAAATCATTTAGAACACCGAACTCTGACCAAAGGGATTCTTGCGCGGGATGTACGGGAACCCTCCAAAGTTCACGAGGTTACTGAACCGGCTCTCGCATATAGTCCGCGTCCGATCGCAACCCGGGTAGACGGTGACGGTGGACGTGGAGAGGATACCGGGGATGGGATGGGTGAGCGTGATCGTTGTGCCGTTGTGGCGACGGATGCCGCGCCGTTCGATGATGCCGCCCCCGGGCTCCCAGATCAGTTTTCCGCCCGCCAGCGAGCCTGCCGGTAATGTGCCGAAGCCGGTTGCTGAAAGCTCGTAGGGGGATGACGGCACGGTGTCCATGACGACGACGCTAGCGAAGGCTATCTGGGACGCGCCGCACTCCGCGCCATAAAGAACATGCGGGCAGTTGCGCGAGTAAATTCGACGAAGCCCTGGGGAGCGGAGCCTCGTGTATAGGGACTCGCACATGATCTTCGAGTATCCGCTCTGCCATGAGACGTTGAGCACTCGGCCGAGCCATATTATTCTAGCGTCCGCCGCATCGCCACGGTGCAGCCGACGCACGACCAGCTCCACAACGTCCGATGGCGGAGCGACTTCAAACAACCGCGCCACGTCAAACGTATCGGGCGCAGTAAGAGACAGCGCCGACTTGTTGATCTCGCCCACATCGGTGATCGCGGATCGAGAGAGACCTGGCACTGGTATGTAGTCGCGGGAGTCATACGTGACGGGAAGCGGGCCGGAGGTGTAGTAGAAATTCTCGCCCGGGTACGTGAACGCATAGAGTTCGACCGGGGAAGAATCCTCGACGCTCGTCTCTTCGGTCTGGAATGGCATCGTTATTGGTCCTTCGTCGTCACAACGTCCATCTCTATCACGGCCCTGTTCTTCGGCTCATGAGTGATCTCTACCGAGTCATTGGACATACGAACGAGCCGCACCCATTCGATTCTCGCGACCTCTGCGGCTGTGATCGGGTTGATCGCGTCGAAGGTCTCGCTGATCGTCAACACATCGTCATCGCTGTCCGCCTCTACGCCGATGACCCTGCGGATGATCGCCTCGCCGTTGGTTCTCACGAGGCGGATATCTGCGAATGGGAACCGGAGGCCGATAAAGGATGTTATGCCGGTTTCCTCGACTCGCAGCGTCAGCGCATTCGGACCAATCGTAGCGGAGAGCTGCATGTCTTTGGAGAACGAAGGCAGCCAGAACGATTTCTGATTACCAACAAAAGAATGCACCAACCTCCTTACACGCCAAAGGTCCTCGCGGCTGAACTCCTTCCAGATCTTCTTCGTGTAGAACTTGCTGCGGTCCTGCAGCGATTGCTGAAACACCAATCCGGTTTCAGCGTCCAACACAATTACGTCTCGCGACCATCGATTCTCGTTTCCAGTTTCAATAAAATTGCAGTCGTCCAGCAGCACACGGCCCGCGTAAGTCGAAGCGCCTGTGGTGTCGGATAGATCGACGTTGTCAATCACTTGGAACTCTATCCGGTACTCCGTCACTTTCTCAAACACCCGCCTCGCGCTCGGCACTGTTCGCATGTAGCTTGTGCGGACGGGCATGACATACGCTGCGCCCGCTTCATATGAACGAGTCGCTGCCGATGCGAACGTCAATGCGGTCGGTGTGATGGCGTCGACCTGCAGCACCTCGAAGGACTCTTCATCATTGAACAGCATGCACGACGAGCCAACCCGGTAGTCGCTGGTCGTTGTGTCTATGGTCACGCCCAAGTCGCCAGCGATCACCGGCGTGGTGAGTGTCAATGCCTCGTGCCAGATTGGAAACGCGAATATCTTGTCCAACCAATCAAACAGAAGCGCATCAACCCTGCGGCGCGACCGAGCTGCAATTGGCAGGACGCGATAGGTGAAGGATTGGCGCGGAGCGGGACGCAGCGCGATTCGCTGCTCTGTGCCGTCCTCTGCTCGCAACATATCGGTCGACCACTCCAATCGTTCCAGCACTGGGGAGAGTGGCTTGAAGTGGAAGACGATAACGCGCCGTCCCGAAACAGGGACAACGATTGTCTCTGAGTCGGTGATGATCGTGATTGATCCGATTATTGTCGACGGGCCGTCAGCACTTATCCCAATCTCGAGCAAGAAGCTCCCGAACGGCAAAATGTCCAGCGGGAACGTGGGCGCATTGTTGAACGTGAGTCCGGTGATGCTCGTCAGGAGACTTGACCACGATCTCGTGGTGAGCCACAGATTCGCCACCTCCACGGTGCGGGTCTGGTCGGTGAGGACGTTGCCGAGAGCGAGACGAGATGGTCTGACGATGATGTGGTTGAAAAGATTAGACGACCATTCAGGGAACACGAAACAATCATTCGCCCTCACCAGTCTCGGCGTCGCCGCCCGCGTGCCAGCAGTCGCCGTGAGCACGTGGAAGCCTTGAGGGGCGAAAGCGATCTCATACGCTTCGGGCCGGTTCAGCCCATCGTCGAGGGAAGACGTGATTGGCTGCTCGTACATAATCGGCAGCGGCAGCACGAATGCGGCGTAGTTCGGCACTAAGGAATGACTCGATAAGCGATGCCGTAGTCGCCGGAGTTCTCTGTGTCGTCCTGCAGTGCTGGGCTGGACTTGCGCGCGGTCGGGAAGACGACCCACTCATCGGCCCCGATAAAGTAAGACTCCCCCGGGATGAGGTTCCGCATATTGACCGTGGCGATGTCGGGAACCTGGCCCGCGCAGCGCTGCGTGGGCGGCGTGTCGGCGATCGTTACCGGCCACACTGTGACTGGCATCAACGCGATCAAAGCAGAGTATGGGGTCTCTGCGATGTTCGTGAAGGCGTGGCCGAAACCGCCTCGAGCCGAGCCCCTACACCCTAATCGAACAATGGAGTTGAGGGTGGCCTCAGCCGGGCAGCGCCAGCTCACGGCACCGTCTACGAAGTGCAGCGTCCAATGGACCGATGTGCCGCCTTGACCGAGCTGCGATGAATCGAACGGCGTGGTGTGGTTGTTGTTGCCTGGCCTGTCCACGAACGCCGCTGACTGGTTCCAGCGCATCATCGAATAATATGCGCCCCCAGTCCATGTGCCGAACTTGATCAGGTTTCCGAACAGGAGATGTCGAAAGCGTCCCGCTACGACTTCGACGACAACGTGACAGTATGTACTCGGATCGTCGCTGAACAGCGTAGCGGTCGGGAACGGCCCAGTGAACTGCGGGTTGAAGCAGCGCGCAGTCGGATCTCCTGCAGCTATTATGTCGGCATCGGCCCGGATGCCAGAGTTACCATTCATCTCGTCTATGTCGGACGACGCATAAGCCGGAACGCCATCGAAAAGGTACAAACGATCAGCGCCAACACCTGTGGTCGTTGAACGCAGTCCTGCGAGAACGTCGCCATTCGAGGCGATGAGCTCTCTGCCGCCTGCTGCTGCGCCAGTGGACGGTGAGCGAAGATTCTCGTGAATCGTCCAGTCGCCGGTTGCGTTGATGAAGGTGCGAATCTCTCCGAGTAGCGCATCAAAGTTCGTGACATTTGTTAGGCGGGAAATTGACATTGGCTACTCCCTGCGAATCGCGAAAAAGTCCAGCGGCTCTGTTCGCCAAGTGTTCGCGAAAACGTCGTGGATCTGTGAAGAGGCATCAGTCAGTGTATCGCCTGGAACGAGTCCAAGCCCGAAGGTTGCGAATAATCCGTCCACCCTTCCCACAATCGCCGAAGCGTTGAACAGCGTGGCCGGGAACATGCTGTAAGCACCTATAAGCGAAGAGGTTACGTATGGCGCTACGCCCGTCGTGAATGCCTCAAACACTGCGTCCTCGTTACCCGCCGACAAGTTCGCTGCAGCTTCGCCTGAATCAGTAGTCGGGTTTCGCTGCGGCCATATGACGTTGCCAGTCGAGTTTCTGGCCTGAGTCCTTCCAGAATTAACCACTGCGCCATAGTTGGAGAAGCTCTGCCACGTTCCATCAACCCAACGAAGATGCGCGGCATTTAGCGCGGGGTCTGGCAGGCATGAATGGGCGAAGTTGTTTGTCTGAAAAGAGATCGCCGTATCTGATGCAGACCCAGAGATCAGCAACGGGTATGGAAACTGATTGCGCGTGCCGAACTGTTGAATGAAACCGAAGTGGATTAAAATGTCAGTGGTGCCGACCCTAGCCAGCGCCATCACGCGTCGACGATTGACCCAGAACCAACAGTTGAATGTCGCGTCGTCGAATGCAGAGTGGGCCGCGGGGGATCTGCCCGGCATCGTTGTGAAGGTCAGGCCGTCGTCAAATGCCGTGTAGCCCCTAAGCTCAATGCCGAAGATATTCGCGCCCGCGTTCCTGTAGGTCCTAAGCCCGACGATCACCTCGTCGGTCGGATCAGACCCAGGCCCCTGCAAATACACCTCTCCGTCCGTTGCGAAGCCCGACGCGGGAATGCCCGGCTGGCCTGCTCCGTTCGTCAGCACAGTCCATCGATCCGCAACGGGAACAATGACCCCGCTCGTTATCGAAGCGTGGACCGCTGGATCAATCGTGCCATCCGAGTAGTCGCGGATCTTCCTCAAGAAGTCCATCCAATCTGTTGCCGTTCCGCTTGCCCATGCCATCGCTTCATCCTCCCTGCAGCAACCCGCGCACGAAGCTGGGGTTGCGCGCTATAACGTTCAGGATCGCTTGCTCGCCTTCGTTGGACTGCAGCGCTTGGGGTATCTCTGACGGGTCGCGAACGTTCACGATCTGCGGCCGGACGGTGATGTTCGGCGAACTCATCATGTCGCGCGGGACAAAGGTGCCGGGCGAATCTGGAATGAACATCTCCGGCTGCGCGCCAGTGCCGATCGCATACGCTCGGCCCGGCTGCCCTCTGCCGCCGCTGTCGCGTGTGCCGCCGAATATTGATCTGAACAGACCGCTGAGGAAACCCCCACCGCCAGAGCCGAGTCCATCAGCGCCAAAAAGCTTCTCACCGATCTTCGCCGCCAATGCCTGCGCTTGCATCTGCAGCAGCAGGCGCGCGAAGTCGCGAGCGAGTCCCTGCAGCCCGTCCCGGAATGGGTCTTGCAGAAAGTTCGCAATCAGGCCCTGAATCTGTCGCGTTGCTTCTTCGCCAAACTTGTTGATTTTTTCAGCGCTTGCCTCGAGCTCATTCGCGGCCTGCTGGGATGCCCTGATCAGGGTCTCTGCAGCCGCGTCGGGATCTTCGCCAAAGGCCCCGCGGTTGTACAGGTCATAAATCTCCTTGAGCTGCTCGACGTACTTCTCCAACGGCGTGCGGGTTGCCTCGATAATCGAACGGCCGCGCTCCAGGACTACCGCGCGAGCGTCCTCAGCCTCGCGCACCGCATTCACCGCGTCGACCTGCTGCGCGAGGGATTCGAGGATTGACTGCTGCTGGCTCGTGATCCCGAGAAGGACCCCGTTATTTATTTCAACGCGAAGCTTCTCGACTTCGGTCAGTTCGTTGGTCTTGTTTATAAGCGAATCATATGCTTCCTCTCGCTTTGCGAAGTCGTCAGTGATCCGCTGCTGCTCTGCTGCCGTCGCCTTTGCCGCCTCCGCTGAGGCTGCCTGCGCGTCGATCTGACGAGCCAAGGATAGGATGCGCGCCGCTTCTTTCTCGCTCAGGTCAGCAAGCGATCCAGACGCGATCTCGTATGCCAATCTCGCCGCCTCGCCTGCCTTGCCAAAAAGCGCGATCTGTTTCTCCAGCTGCTCTTCCAGCTTGAGGAATTCTTGCGACGGTGGCGCAACAGTCGCAGTCGTGATCACTGCCGTCCCAGTCGTCGTGCCGCCCGCCGATTCTCTCGCGGCCTTCGCGGCGTCATAGTCTTTTATGAGAAGGAGTAATTGAGCGCGTTCCTTCTCCAGCGCCGCGGAGACGCTACCAGTAAAATCAAGCGCAAACGGGCTCTTCAGCTTCTCTATTGAAGCGCTCCGTTTTTTCACACGAGCATTCAGCGCGTCGATATCGTCGTTTGCCGTCAAATCTCTGAATCTTATGAAGAACTTTCCTAGAGCCTCGCCTTGGCGCACTAGGAACACGATGGACTTGGCGGCGGCTCCGAATGACTTGATGATGGCGTTGGCTAAAGTAGCTGCGGCTGCTACCGTTTCTGGCGAACGAAGGAACGCTACAAGCTCCTGGATTGTGGCCTTGTTGTCGCCGATTCCACCGTTGCCCTCGAACAGATCGCCGAAAGCCTTCTTGAGCTGTTCAATGGCTCCTGCAAACGTGTCGGCTGCCGCTGGTGCAGAACCGCCATAGATTTTATTCAGCTCTCCGAGGATGACGCTCTGCGCTTCGGCCGTCTGGCCGGTGGCTACGAAACCCTTGATGAGATCCTGCTGAGTCTTCGTAAACTCAATGCCCGAACGGCGCAGCCGCGTAATGCCCAGCAATGGGTTGTTGAGAGACTGGCCGACGACCTGCGCAGCAGATTTAAGGTCAGTGCCCATTGCGGTAGCGAGATCGAGAGCCGCTTTAGTCGCGGCTGTGAAATTCTCGCCTGTGATCCGCGTGAAGGCCGCGAGGCGGGCTTGCAGGTCCAGGATCTCTTCATCGCCGAACGTTGTGGCACCTTGAAGCTCGCCGGCGATCTTGGACAGTTCGGAGACAGTAAACCCTGCCGCGTTGCCCGTAGATTTCAGGCGCGCCTCGAGCTGCGCCAGCGCGCTCTCCTGTTCGATTGTGGCGGCGACGACTTTGCGAACGAGCAGCGCGCCGCCGATGGCCCCGAGGACGGTGGTGATGCTGCGCTGCAGAGTCTGCATTGATCGGTTTATCGATCGCGTGCGAGTGTCGGCAATGCGCGCGGCCTGATCCATGCCGGTCCTAAACCCGCCAATCTTTGCGATCAGGTCAAGCGTCAGCGTACCAAGGGATCTACTTGCCATCAGCCTTCACCTTTACGGCCTTCGTCTTCGCGGCTGCCACCTTAAACAATGCCGCCATGTCGTCCAGCGTCGCCACTCTTTCGTCTTCCTTCGGAAACGGCATCAGCTGCCGCACAGTGGCATCCTTTAGAAAAGGCTGCACCGCTCGAGCGATTGCCCAGTCGAAGCGCAGACCGAGATTGAGCGGACCGTTCTGTGATATGTACATCTGCCACCCAATCACCTCGTCCTGTGTTAGCCGTTGCTTAAGCTCGCCAACTGTGGTGCCACCGAGCGCGAGCGCGAGATCGAAATAAAAGCGATCAGTGGCTGTTAGTTTTTTATTTTCGCGTCGCTCACCTCCGAAATAGCATCGAGCATGGCGGTAGCAATGGCGGGGTGTAGCTGCTTCGACATAGCGAGCGGGATCAACTGCTCGCCTTTCTCGCCCAACCGTATAGCCGCGCAGATCATCTTCACGGAGTACCCAACATCCGGGTCATCGCTCTTCTTGAACACCGACTCTTGCGCACCGATGCTCAGGCGACGCACAAACACTGTGGCCTCCTGCTCATCGCCTTCTGCACCGAGTTTGAACCGCAATGTACGCTGCACAAGCTCATCGGGCACAAACGCGCCCATTGCTTGCAGTTCTTCAATCGTGCTCATTCGTCGTCCCTCTTAGGTTGTCGCAGGAATCAGCAACGGTTCGCCGGAGACCTGAATCCCGATTGCGGACTGCACCGATGTGTTCTGCTGGAAGCTGAACGGGAAGGAGTTCATGAAGCCCTCAAACGTCAACCACGAGCGACCAGTCGGTAGCGTGAACTGGGGAATTCCCGACGTTGGCGTCGTCACAGAAGGATCAACCCCCGTTCCATCGCTCCAACCCACAGCCCACACAAGCGAAGTGCCGAGGACTTTCAACACGTGCAAGCGCACGTGCGAAGTGTCGGACGGGTCAGTGTAGATCCCGAATGACGCCGTGCCTGGCGTCCCAAGCCCCGACTCGTAACGGCGAACGAGATCCTGAAGACACGTTACCTCGTTCTGTTCAATTGTCACATCGATTCCGTCGATTGACGTAATGCAGCCGACGACCAGCAGCGTCGCCGGAGATCCCGGGTTAATCACATACAGTTCTGTGCCCTGCGTTTTCATCTCAACATCTCCTGTTCATTAAATTCTACCAACCATCAAGTCCATCGAAAAAGAGTAACGAAAAAGCCGCGTGTCGGTCTCTCTTGTTTCTCCATTGTACGAAACAACGTAACCGTGCGGCTCCAAAGCGCCGCGCAGCGCGACGGCGGAAGTCCTCGCTTGAGCGGCGGTGTCCGCGTAGGAATCGATCTGCACTGAGAATGTATCCTCGTCAGGAGTGCCAGCGAGTTTATTCTCCGGCAGTCCAGACACGAGTTGCCAGACAGCGTATGGAGTGCGCACGTTCTGCTGCGCCTCCCCGAAAGTATAGAACCGGGTCGGATTATTCCCGAGCGCAAGCCGCACCGCGGCATCTGATATCGCAAGCTCGAAAATCGGGACCATCAGCCGCGACCTCTTTCCGCAATTATGCCGACCGCTCTATTGAGTTCAACAGCCACGGCAGCCGTCACGCGCTCGACGTTATCCGCCAGTGCTGGGCGCAAGAATGGTCTGGCTGTAGTCCTGGAGGTCCCAAATTCTACGAAGCGCCAATAAAACAAGTCAGGCGTTTGCCCCATCGAAGCCGACCCCGTTTTTGTCTTTCTTGCTCCGCCGCGAACGCCGACCTTAAATGCCAGTCCGCCGTTTCTGCGGCCGAGTCGCGTATCTGTCTTTATCAAAATGCTTCGCCATATCTTCGCCGCCGTGCTCTCGTCATCGATGCGCTTCGCATTCTGAACCGCTGCGTTCTTCACAATCACAGCGCCCTTGCGCAGCGATCGGCCAAGGCCCTTTTTTTGAAGCTGCGGGCCGAACTGTTTTAATCGACGGATCGCCAAATCGGTGCCTTGGAGCCTAAATGGCTGGGTCACTTGGAAGTTCCTCCGATATGTCGCCCATCGGAAAGCAAGTCAGGACGCTCCCCTGAGTGCAGTTGATGACTGGGCATTGCTCCTGCGGCCATCTTGAAAATTGATCTGCAAACATCTTGCGCCTTTGCACGGAGGTATCTTTCAACGGTAACTTGTGCGGCCCAAAAAAATGAGTTCCTTGCGCGTCGAATCCCAACAGCAGGATTCGAGAAGCCCCCAGCATCCTTGCGACCCTCATGCCCAACAGCCCGCTGTTGGTCCCCTGCACGAACTCCGGGCAATGCGGAACCAGAGTCACCCCCGGCACATCCACAGCAGAGAACTTGCGCGACGGAACCAGCAGCGCATCCGGTCTCTGACGCCACCATGCCGCGTCTGCGCTGACCAGCGCGTCCGCCCACGACGCAAGGAGGTAGGCGTCTGACACGGAAACAACGCAGCAGCGCCCGCGCACGAAATCTGCCAAGCCCTGCGACATGCTCGGTCCGGTAGCGAGAACAGTCCACGTGCTCATCCTTCATTCAATCCCTCTGAGCATGGCGCTGTCAGGTACTGGATGCCGCTGTCGGCATCCGCTAGCCAGCCCTGCGGATTATATATCCTGCCGTTGTGCAAGATTCGCATGGCCGCATCGAGTCCCGCCCGGTAACGAATCACGATGCGAGTCGTTATGCCGCTCTGCACAGACTGCGAAGCGATGAACTCGCGCACGCTCAACGGCACTATCTGCGCGGGCACATTGGCCGCGACCTGGAGCCATGATGTCGTCACGGTGCCGTCCGCATTCTGTCTGGCGATCGGTCGCTCGATCGTTATGCGGTGCCGAAGTGATCGCGAGTCAAAAGCCACGCATTACCCCAGCGCCGGGTCGCGTAGCGGATACAGCAACGCCATAACGGGCCGCGGCAAGTAGCCGTGTTCCATGAGGCCGCGCTTCGGGTCATCGCTGAAAAATTCCCTGACCATAAGCATAGTCGCCGCGCGAACCTCAAAAGGCACGTCCGGTTCACCATTCGCATCTGTTGGAATACTGCCCGAGCTGTCATCATAAAACGTCAACGGCACCTTCAGATAATTCAGGACCACTGACGACGCCATTGCGATCTTCATTTCAATCTCTTCGTCTGAATCGTCGTGATCCATGTTCAAATCCTTTCGCATGAGTTCGAGAGACACGAGCAGCTTCATGGTCACTTGCCCCCCTTACCAACGACCAACCCGCGCTCAAAGTCCTTCCCGTCACGACCGCGTTTTACGACCAGGCGCCAGTCCTCGTTCCCTTCGCCCGGCCGAGCGTCGGTGGCCTTAAGAGCGTGCCACGTGCTGCCCGCATAGGTGACTTGATCGTGGTGCTCGTAATTTGTCCCCGGCTTGAACACTTCGCGGTATATCGGCAAGGGCAGCTTCATTGTGAATCTGCGCTCAGCGCCGTCCCGCTCAAATACGATGTCGAGCGCGCGCTCATTGTCATACTCGACCTTGACATCATCGAAACCCAGCCCGTCAATACCGTCCTTCGCTTTCGGAAGGGCGGCCATAAATTTGTCGTACTTGTCGGATGCGCGACGCTCGAACTCCAGCTGCCATTTTGCCGCGACCCTCTCGACAGCTCTGCCAACGTCCTCGTCGCTCGGCGTCGCGCCATTTTCGGGTAGCTTAATTTCATCGATCCAGCTATCCATCTTCTTAACCAAATCACGCTCGATTGAGCGCAAGACCGGCTCAGCCGCCGCGCTCACCTGCTCGTCCGTTGCGTCCTTCCCGTCTGCGGGCTTCATCGAAGCGAACAGCGCGACAGCCTTATCGAACTGGGCGGCCACCAGCGCGCCCTGATCGTTTCTGTCCTGAAGGAGATCTCCCTTTGATGCCTTTTCGTTTAGGGCTGATACCAGCCCCGCCATTTGCGCGTCCTTTTCTTCATTCAACGCAGCGAACGCAGCAGCGTCAGCCGCTCGAGCTTCGGCGAACTCTTTGCGCAATTCATTCGTGTGCTCAATGACCACCGAGGCAATACCGATCATGAGAGCCTTAATATCGTGCATGATTTGAGCCTCTAATCTCTGTCCTAAGAAACGACAAGGCCTGCTCCATCGTCCCTTCGTCTGGCGTCTGAGGCTGAGGCGGTTCAACGGGCTTGAGCGGGTTCACGATCGCAGAAACTTGAGCATCGGTAAGGAACGGGAAAGCGACGCGCATGGCGGCGGCTATGGATTCAATCGGCAATGCTGCCGTTGCCCCCGCGGTCATCAAAGACTGCAGGGCGGCGACCTGATTGCTGAGGTCTTGCTGTGAGCTTTTCCGGTCACGATCGTTTAGAGCTGCCAGCGAATAGTTCTGCTGTTGCATGTACGGAGTATCGCCCCCGGCAACGGGCTTCAGATCTTCCTCCCTGCGAGCCTCATTGGGGGACTTCCAGCCGCCATTGATCGCTTCGTTGTGAGACTTGTACCGCGCTTCCGGGTCCATCCTGAGCAGTCCGCTCAAATCAAGCCACGTCTCGAATGGCGGCTCGATCTCAAGCCCTTCGTCCAATCGCAGCTCGAGCTTTTCGATGATGTACTGCAGGCACTGATCGTAATACTGTTGGTTGAGAGCGGCGGTGTTGCTGACGGTCGGCATCGCGCCGACGCCGATCTTGTAGCCGGGGACATGGAAGCACGCGGCGATCATTTCCCCGGTCATTTTGAGCTGTTCGATCAACTGCGAATCCGTCGCCGTGATTGTCATCCCCTCGTACTTCAACCCGTCGCCCAGCACGCCAACTCGCCCGATGTTGTTGCCCGAGTAGTTCTCTTCCCAAAGGGTCTTGAGGCGGGTCGCCGTCACGTCAGAGATCGCGCCAGGGGCGGTAAGAACTCCGCTTGGGCGGCTCATGTTCTGGAAGAACTTCGCGCTGTTGTCTTGAATCGCTAGGCCCTGCACGGCGGCGATGCCGCAAGCGTAGATCGGGGAAACGCCGACGAGCGGATGGTGCAGCGTGTACATGCGATCGTGGATAATTTCAGAGGCCGGAACAACAATCCCTTCCTGCATGTTGGCGAGGTTGTCGGCGTGAAGTTGATAGTAAACAGACCCATCCGTCGATACCAAAGGCATCACACGATTAGGGTCGAGTATGTACAGCGCGTCTACAAAACCGCGCTCGTCCCGACGCTTCAACACATAGGTGTTGCCGTAGAGCATCTGGCAGATGATCCATGAGAATAGAAACTCAACGCGCGTCTGGTAATGGTTCGGTTTATTCAGAACTGGGCGCATCTCCGTCACACTGAAGATCCCTGCAGCTCGGTCGCGCTGCATGACGCGCGGGCGCATTTTGGAAATGTCCTTGGCTATGAGCGTGATGCAGGCAAACACCGCCCAGTAAGATCCGGCCGAGAATCGATCGACGACCGTGTTCTGCTGCCACGCTCCGGGAAAAGATTCAATAGACCGCGGCCACCAGCCAGTAGACCCGACCGGAGCAAGGAATGATTTGGGAATCAATCGACGCGCGAAGCGGGCAACGGCATTCACTCTTCACCATCCTCTGCTCCGCTATTTTCGGCAGTCATGTCACGTCGCTTGTACTTCCTTCGCGCGGCCTTCTCTGAACCTCCTTCAAACAGGTCTGGTCTCTTCGCCTGATCTAGCTGCTGCAGCCTCGCCAATCCGATCGCCACGAGCACCGATGCATCGCTTACCGATGCCTCAAATTCTTCTCCCGCCTTTATCCGATTTTTACCGTAATCAACTCGATTGATCGCAACTAGCTTCACCATCATCAGAATGCCCTCCGTTAAAACAGGGGCGGCCAAATTGCCGCCCCTGCCGTTACCTCAAGCTGATCGATTACGGAGTCCAGTTGACATCGTCGAGAACCTGCACAGCAGCAGGCCGTCGCTTCTGCCAATTGATCCAACGCTCGGCGCGCATGGCGACAGAGTTGGTCTGGAACATTGACACCATAGTGGTTGCCGTAGGCACAACCGAGTTATTGGTCGGCGCATCGTCCATCTGCAAGGACGCCTCGCGGCTCGCGTCGAGTACCACCTGACCATCGTCGGCTAGCCAGATATCCGAAGCGTTGGCAAGGATCACGATGGCCCCACCGGTCACAGTCGGCACATACTCCGAGGCGATCACCGGCAGACCCTCAAAAGTCCCGCCCATCATCGTGATGTCGGGGAACTCCTTCTGGCCCAATGTGTTGCGCATCAGCGAGAGCGCCAATGCCACTGTCGACGGCATGATCCAGACAGCAGTCGTCGGCGTAATGTTGGCGGCAATATATGCCGACATCACTGCGCTAACATCAGCCCGGACCGCAGCCGCGTTGTTGCCGCTTGACGTGATCGCCACAACTCCATTGGTGATCGAAGCGGGTGAGACGTTGGCAACGAGCGCCTTTGCGGGCAGCACGAAGTCAATGTCCAACCGCGCGATCAGCGCTGAAGCCAGCGTATCGCGAACAATCGCCTCAGCCGAAGGGTTGCTGAATCGCATCAGCTCTTCCGACAGAACGGCAATGTTCGCGACCTTGGCCCAACCAAGATAAGCGTCCGTGAAGGTGCTGCGCGTCAGGGGCTTCGGTGCGCCCTGCCCAACCCAGTACCCGGAACCACCCGCCGATTCACCGCGGATGTGAACATTGAACGGAATCCGACGAAGCGACGGAACGCCGCCAACGCCGAACTTTCCAATGATCGTCTGCGGTCGAAGGAACTCAACGAAGTCGCCGACGAACTGGTTGTATTCAACCAGCTCCGCCGCCCAACCCGTTGCTGTCGTGGTACCCGCGGACACCGCCGCTTTAAGCACGGTGTGGATGCGGGGTGAGTTCGGGAAGCGCTGCTTGGCGATCAGCTCGGCCTGCGGAAGGTTTCCCTTCGACACGCCAAGGCACATCGCGTAACGCGCGAACTCGATACCCTTGTCGAGCTTCGGCTCGGTCACAACGATCGACGGCGAACGCAGTGCGGCTGCACTCTCGGCCACCGTCGAGTCCTGCGGAGCGACAATGCGCTGCGCTGACTTCATGTTGCTGACCTCAAGACGACGAAGGCGCACGAGGTGCGTGTCCACCGTCTTAACTTCCAGCTCCAGGCCGTCATACTCTTCCTCTTCAGCTTCATTCAAGGTGCGGCCCTCATCGGCTGCGGCCTTCATGATCGCTTCCAGTCGCTCAGCGAGCGCTGCGCGCTTCGCCTCGAACTGTTTCAGTTGCTCTTGAACATTCATTGCATTGCCCTCCTGGGGCTTGTTTAGTTTCGCCGTGACGCCGGCAGTTTTCTTAATGCTCACAGTCCGCGAGCTGTTGCGACCTGACGCGGTCAATAGCTTCTGATCGAGAGCCTTAATGTTTGTGATCGTTGCATCGCCGTTGGCTGGGATGGTGACGAGCGAAAGCTCCAGCCATTCCCATTGATCGTATTTGACGCCACCACCGTCGAGGAACTCGACGTTTGATTCCAGCGCTTGAAAGCCAATCGAAACGCCCGCGATCAACTTGTACTTGATTGAATGGACGGCCTCGTCGATTCGATCTTTGAGCTTCCCGGGTTCAATAACCTTCGGAATTTTTGCCTCAAATGGGATACCGTTTTTCTGCGGCTTCGCAAAATCCACGAAGCCGACAGGATGGCGCGCGTCATGCTGCCAGAGCAAAGGCATCGGCAGAGCGAACTTCGCGCCCATTGGGTTGACCACGTCGCCATATCGATCTGGCTTCGGAGTCGTGGCGACGCCGGTGATGACGTAGTGCTCGACTTCTTCCTCTACGCTCTTCACGTTCAGGACGCTGTAGGCTCGGCCCGTTTTCATAATTAGTTGAACTCCTAGCCAACAAAAAATAATTTATATTCAGGGGCCGCTACACCCTGCGCAGTCACAGCAGCGCCGATCGCCATAGCAAGCGCGACGGCCATATCAATCCTGCCCTTTGCTCGTTGCTTCGAGAAACGACGCAACCCAATAGGGCTTTCGTCGAAGCGCGCCGACATTATAGCGGATCGAAGCGGAGGGCTGACGCTGACGCGGAGCCTACCCTCCAGGATCAACTTCTCTAAAGCCTGCACAGACTCTGGCATGGAGAGGTTTGAATTCTTGCGGCGGTTGAATCCTTGCGGATGCTCGAGCGCGGGCAGCTCCACGCCGATCGCGTCGAGTTCCTCTTTGAATCGCTTGATTAACCACACGTCATAAACCAGCGCCTGCAGCTCGTACAGGTGCGAATCCTCTATGCAGTCCCGCGCAACATAGTCGAGGCGCGTAACCTTGCCCGGAGTCGCTGTCAAATACCCCTCTTCGGCCCAGATATCATAAGGAGCTCGATCCTCTTCGGATTTTTCCTTTATGCCCTCCTTCGGGAGGTAGCCGTGAACGTGCGCGGCGAACTTGGTGCGCCCGTCCTCAGTCTCTCCATCCGGCCAGACCAGCGCCTTCGCCGTCAAGTCACGAGAAGAACCAAGATCCAATCCAATCCAGCAGGGCTTGTTCGCGAAATCTTCGAGACAAAATGAAGCGTCTTCGATCTGCTCCCACGCTTCCCGCTCAAGCCATGCCGTCTCCGCCTCAGTCCAAACGCAAAAGTGCAGCCTCAATATTCCGTTACGTTTCCCGGGCATGGCCTTGGCCATAGCGGCTTGCTTGGATAGGTAGTCTTCTGTGATCGTGACGCCGAGAAGCGGGTTGGCCTTCGACCAGCATGAAGGATCATTCAGCGGATCGTCCCCCTCATCGAGCGCGCAGACGAATGAGAACGTTGTGTCGTCGAAAACTTCTACGCCTGAATCGTCGTGTCCTCGAGCAACGTTCACCGCGTGTTCGTGCTCTTCCCAACAGATCGAATTTCGATCACTGCCCGCATTCGTCGCCATAGCAAGTAGCGGCTGCCTGCGGAACTTAAACCCGCGCTCCAGCATGTCAACAGTTATTCGGTCCTTGTGCTCGTGGATCTCGTCGCACAGCGCCATGTGCGGACGCGGGCCGCTCTGGCTGTCGTCGGAGCTGATGGGCCTGAAGAACGAAGCGGACTCAGGGTGTCCAATATTCCACACAGGCGTGCCGCCGCTCTTCTTTGTCCGTGCGCTGAGGACTGGCGATAGATCGACCATAGCCACAGCGTCGCGGAACATGACCTGGGCCTGGTCCTTCTTTGCGCCAGCGGCGTAAACTTCGGCTCGCGGCTCTTTGTCGGCCATCAGCCCAATCAGGCCAATCCCGGCGAGCATCGGCGTTTTTCCGTTCCCCTTCCCCTCTTCGTCATAGAACCGACGAAAACGACGAGGGCCGTTAACGTCGCCGATCTTCCAGCCGAAGATCGAGCCAATTCTAAATACCTGCGACGGATGCAGCACGAACGGCTGCCCCTCGAATTGGCCACCGTTCAGGAGCAACACTTCCTCGAAGAACTCGATTTTTCGGTGGGCGTCCTTCAGGTCCCAAAACAGCCCACGGGCGGGGCCGTCTTCTAGGTCTCGCAAATGGCGCGCACAACTTGCCCGGACCCAAGGCCCTTGCACAACCTCGCCAGCGACGACGAGGCGAGCCCAATCCGTGACCGGATCAGCTGCGGTACTTGTCGAGCGCGTCCTTTTTGACACCTTTTCGAGATCCTATGCGTGTACGGGAAACAGGATCAAAACCAAGCTCAGAACCCAGTCCACGAAGCTGCCACATCTTCGCTGCGATCATCTTCTCGGGGTCCGCTTCATACTCCGCCATTAGGTTGCACCAGATAGCCGACTTCGTTTCATCAGCTCTCGTGAGCCAGTGCGCCGGGACGATGTACCGATTCCAGTAACGGATCGCTTTTGGCAGCAGAAGAAAATCAGGCTGTTCGCATTCCCCGTCCATCTGCACAATCGAAGCACCATTGGTCGGCCTGCCCTGCAACAGCCGCAGATCAGGGGGGATCACTTTCACGCCTCGTATTGCCATTACAGTTCCATCCTCACTTCGATGCCGAACGATTCGACGTGCGGCCCGGAGAAAGTCACCAGCGCCTCGACGCGATACTTCCCAGCGGGCTGCGTGCCGTTGATGTAGCAGGAGACGCGCTGTTCGCCAGCGCTGTTGACGATGAACTCATCGGTGATCGTGAACCCGTCGCCGCTCCAGGCCGCAGAGACAACCGTCTTGAATAGGCTGTTGTTGCTGATCGCTCTGCAAGTCCACACAACGGAACCATCGTTCACCGTTGCGGCAATCGTCGTTGGCCATGCTGGCTCGGAGACTCCGACCTGTCCCGCTTGCGTACACTCGTACTCGTAGCCGTTGCGGCTGAAAGGATTCGGCCGGACGTAATCGCCCAGCCGATATATCCCCGTACCGCACACAGCGTCCCACCTTCGTTCGCAGAAGTCGGTCAGGTCAATCTGCACCGGCAGCGACTCGCCTGCCAGCTTGCAATCTCGCCCAACTATGCGGCAGGCCATATTCAGTTACTACGGCGCTGCGGGCGCACGAACCTCAATCCCCCAGGTCGGAATAGTCACCGTTCCTGCGGCCGTGAGTGTCTGCGTCGTGCATGTCGTGATGTACTGCACCACATCCGCATCGTCGTCCACGATCGCCACATGCGTCGCGTCGCCGCTCGTGGAGATGCTGATGTCGTTGAAGGCGGCCACGTTCAATCGTCGGCCGGAAACCGAGCCAGCCGCTTCCGTCAGGTTCGCATCCACAAGCGCTGTCGCGGCGAGCGTGCCCGCTGCGATGTTCGCATAGACTGTGATCTCCGAAGTGAGCACAACAATCCGCCGCGCTGCTGCGTTGCGGATCGAATTGAACCCGTTACTATAAAAATTATTCGGTGCAAAGCGCGCCATTTATTTAACTCCTTCGGTTTCTTGACCAACAATAGTTTCGTCCGGCCGCACAATCTTCGGCGACAAATCCGGGGAGCCCGTTAGGATCTCTCCTGAAATATCCCGCGCCCAGCCAGTGCTGCAAAAATGCCCAGCGTCGCCTTCTGAGACCACGCGCAGCTCGCCCTTGTAGTAGTTTTGACCCTTGGATCGGAAATCCGTCAGGCATTCAATTCGCTTCATATCCTCGCGCCTCTCATGTAGTTAATCCTGCCCAGCCATCTAGTCCCTGCCGTTCCTTTCCGCGCTGTACTGGTCTGTCCTGATCGCGGAATAAAGACGAGGGTTTCTGTCGACAAAGAAAACATTCCCATCTGTGAGTTCCCCCGGACGAATCAGCGCAACAAATGAGCTGGTCAGGATGTGGACGCTTTCGCCGACAGCTAACGAACTTGCCTGAGATAATACAGTATTTTCGGCGAAGTTTAAATGTGCGGACGAACCCACGGCCAATGTTGATGACGCGCTGAGCTCGAATGAGTCCGAGATGTGCGCGTGGAATGAGTCGTCGGCAAACACAGTGATGCCGAATCCCAGCGCGGGGTTGCTCGATACGTGGCTGTGAGCGGAGCCCGCCACAGCCAGTGTCGATGCCTGCGTCAAGCCAACCCCATCCGCCACATGCAGGTGCACCGACTCGAGGCCAGACAAGAACGGAACCGTCGAGACTGCGGGCTGATCCGAGTAATGCAGGTGCACCGACTCGCCAATCCCCAGGGCCGCCGATTCGGTAAGCGCAAGCGATTCGGAAGCGTGCGCGTGGACCGACTCGCCAACAGCCAGTGCACTGGCCTGCGTGAGGCTCGGTTCGTCGCTTACTTGGACATGAACCGAATCTGCCGGGCTGACTGCGTTACCTTGAATGAGGTTCGCGGAGTTGGTCGCGTTGAGATGGGCTGAACCGTCGACGGTGAGCGTCGATGCCTGCGTCAGTCCTGGCGCATCGCTCGCGTGAGCATGAGCGGAGTCCTGCGGCGCAAGGTTCGCCGACTGGTCGAGCACGACTGTATCGCTTGCGTGGGTGTGCGCGGAGTCTTGCGCGGCCAGCGAAGATGCTTGGGCGAGGTCCGCTGCGTCGCTTGCGTGAGCGTGGGCTGATCCTTCGACGACGAGCGAGGATGATTGAGTCAGCGCCGCGCCGTCCGACACGAACAGATGCGCGGACTCATCGACGACGAGAGACAGCGCCAGCGACACAACGGGCTGGTCTGATACGTGAACGTGAACCGAGCCATCGATCGTAAGCGTGAACGCTACCGTTACCACGACAGCATCGGTCGCGTGCGCGTGGACCGACTCGAGGACGGTCAGCGAGGCGGACTGAACGAGCAGCGTCGCATCGGTCGCGTGCGCGTGGGCACTGCTGCCGACCGTAAGAGACGCGCCCGCCGTCAGCGCTAGGTTGTCCGATGCGTGTAGGTGTGCGCTGCTGCCGACCGTAAGAGACGCGGCCTGAGTCAGCGCTGGGCCGTCCGTCGCGTGCAGATGCGCACTATCGCCGATTGCGAGGGACGCGGCCTGCGTCAGGTTCGCACTGTCGCTCGCATGAAAGTGAGCGCTGCTGTTGATCGCTAGCGTTGCAGCCTGCGTCAGCCCTAGGCCGTCCGATGCATGCAAGTGCGCGCTGCCGTCGACCGCAAGAGACGAGCCCGCCGTCAGATCTAAGCCGTCCGCTGCGTGCAGGTGCGCGCTACTTGCGACGACGAGGCTGTTGGCCTGCGTTAGCGCGGGGCCGTCCGATGCGTGAAGGTGCGCACTGCTGCCGATCGAAAGGGACGCAGCCTGCGTCAGCGCTGGGCCGTCCGATGCATGCGGATGTGCGCTGCTGCCAACCGCAAGGGACGCGGCCTGCGTCAGCCCTAGGCCGTCCGCTGCGTGCAGATGCGCGCTATCGCCAACCGCAAGAGACGTGATTGCAACAGGGCGGTACGCTACGCCGATGGTGTACCAAGTCGGCGAGTTAGTAAGCGTTGCGTCAAAATCCTTCGACCCTGCCGCGCCCGCGTCTGCGCGGCTCATCCACCGTTCCCAATTTCCCGCCGTCCCCAAAGCGGTGTAGCCCGACCCGGATGTTAAGCCGCCGTTATTAACAGCCCTCACCATCCCCAACACAGTTACGCTGGCAACGGTGGTGGTGAAGGCAGTAGAGATCGCGCTGCCGCTTCCCGTTCCGTCAAACAGCACGTCACGCGGCGTCGTCGCGTCCACGTCCGACAACTCAAACGCCAGCAGCCACCCGTCGCTCGCCACAGCAAATGTGATAGTGAAATCTGTCGGCGATCCTGTTATTGCCTCAGTGTCATACAGATAAAGATTGTTGGTCCCGTCCGCAGCCCGAGTCCTGCGTTGCGTCAGCGTGTTGCTGCCGACAGTAGCCGTGGCAGGTGCTTGCTCTGAAATAAACAGCAGCACCACCCTGTTGCCGTTGACAGGGGCGGTGCCGCCGATACTCGTGAAAGTCGCGGTCCACGTTGTGCTGCCGAATGCGTCGCCATTCGTATCAGAAACAATCGTAGGCATCGGCTTACTCTATCGCTTACTGAACAGTGACCGACGATGGAGCGTTCGGGATCGCGTTGATGCTCTTGCATACCTCGCCAGACGGTGCCGATTCCATCCCATTGATATCGACTGCCGTGACCGTGTAGCAGCGAGTGCCAATTGGGTTCGATCCACGTGGAACTGTCGCAGTCAGCGTGGGGTGCAGGATAGTCGCGACGACAGCTTTCGAGCCGCCCGGAGTCGTGCCCATCGACACCCGATATTCCCGCAGTTGCGCGGAGGGGAGTGCGGTACCGTCAACGCGCTCGGTTGGAGCGGCCCAGCGCACAACGTCAGTCACCGTTTGCGATACGACTATGCCGCCAATGCCCAGCACCGTCGCCAAGAAAACAAGCCACCAGCCACGAATTCTTTTCAAGCCATTTTTGATCATATCAATTTCTCCTACAGGTTAAAGGTCAGAAAAAACTAGCTATTGCTCACGTAAAACAAACAGTGAGTCGATGTAAACTTGAGCCAGTCCACCGAGGCCCCGCAATCCTTCAGCCTCTCGCACCACCACGGCCCCTGCTCGATCGTCAGGTGCAGTTCCTCCCCAATCAGCTTGCCGCAATGATCGGGGAATGTTGCGATCTGAAAAAACGTGCGCTCCGCGCAACTGATTATCGTACTGAGAACGGCGTCGACTTGGTTGCGCGGTACGTGTTCCATAACGTCGCAGCAATACCCAAAGTCCACCCTCAGCGCCAGCGGCTGCGAGAGATCGTGGACCAAGAACTCCATGCCCTTGTCGAACTCGCGCGCCTCCGGGTCCACAGAGTTGTGCGCAATATCCACAAGCGTGATCTTGCCGATGGCGGTCGACTTTGCGAGCAGCAAGGACGCGCGGCCGGTCCCACAGCCGAAGTCCGCGAACGTCTTGCCCGAAACATCCCCCGCAAGCGAAAGAAACTGCGCGAGGCATCGCTCCCCGGGAGAGTTTCTGCGGTACTCCGCCCGGTCCCACATCGCCTCGTACTTATCGCGTTCAGTTCTCATGGTGTCCCCGTTGCCACAGCGTCGGCGCTGCGGCCGGTGTGGGTTGCGTTTTCGTATGCGTCGACATAGACGCTCGCGGTGTTATCGAACCAGGTGAATGAATAGCTGCCGTTCCCGGTTCGAGAGGCGACCTTGATGCGTTCGCCGGAACTCTCGCGATGCAAGGACAGATCGACAACCCCGCCCGCAGAATCGGTGACTGTGCCGGAGACGGTGAACGTGATCGAGTGGTAGGTCAGGTACATATCGAGATGATCGAAGCTGGCGCAGTTCCCGCCAAGCATCACGCGCCAACGGCGCTCGGTCTGCAAGTCCAGCCTCCCCGCTTCTGGGTCTCCGCTCCAGCGATTGAACACTCTTCGAGCTGTCGCTAAAGCTTGCCGAATTCCCGTTTCAGGATCAGTCCCGCCCATCGACTCGTAAACATTCTCCCAGCCGCCGTCTGTCGAGTTCTCCGCGCCGATGTGAACGCCCGCAGCGGTGCCCGTGGTGTTGCTGGTGTAGACGTAGTGGATGCCAACTGAAGTGATGAAATAATCGGTTTCTGGAATGCTAGGAGCGACCGTCGCGATCAAACTCTGCGCCGACGCCGCGGTGGTTCCCACGACGCGAAGGTTTCTGATCACTGTGTGATTCGCTGCCCAGATCCCGTTGCTAGGGACGTCGCTCGAGTAATTGACCATCCACAGCGCCGCGAGGTTATAGCCCAAGTCCACGGTGTCTGTGTTGTAGATATCAACAGTGAGGTCCTGCCTGCCTCTCGCCAGCGTGAAAGCCGCATCATTGCGAATCATCAACCCGCAGCCGCCGCACAGCATGGTCGCAACACTGGTGTACGCCAAATAAGCGCCCGTTCCCATTCGCGCATTCAAGCCCGTCAACGGGGCGAGCTGATCCCAGAAAACCATGCACGCGACACGTTCTGTCGTGATCGTGCCCGGCTCTTCAATCCACAACGATCTGCGACCACGCTGAAAATCCGCCGCTGCCGTAGCACCCATCGCTCCGCCGAACTCCATCGGCAACAGCAACGAGTTCATAATCCTGCTGGTGCCCGAGACGGTAAACGTATACGTCACCACCAGCCAATTCTGCGGGTGGTCGAAATCGGCAGTGCTGGCCCACATGAAGAAGTCGTGCGCCGTGCTCGTGTTGAACGTAACAACCTGGTTCAGTCTGTACCAGCAGTCCGAGATAAAGCCCGACTCGAACAACCCCGAAGTGATCACTCCGGAGGTCCCCAGCTCCAAGGAGAGGGACTTGTCGGTGGCGTTTGCGGCTTCGGTGTTTCCTTGAGTGACGATTGTGGTCTGTACAATCGTCTTGCCCGCCTCGGGTAGATACGTGTCGAGCGCGGGAATGGTGGAAATCGGCGAGCCGGGCTTACTCGTGGCCAGCGCGATTAGAACCGCATTGAGAGGAATCCAAACCGTCTTAACGTGCGTCGGCTGCGTGTCGTCGAAAGCGTAAGTGATGACGACCTTGATCGAAGCATTGGTGCAGCCCAGCACGCCGGTATTCACAAGCACCGAGCAATCGAGAGTGCGCGATGCGTTGCTGCCCCAGTTGCTCGTGAAGTAGCCCGTAAAATCGGCGGAATGCTGAAAGATGAACTGCTCGCCGGAAGTCGTGTAAGTCTGCCCGTTGCTCACGGTACTCGCAGACGCGCCCTGAATGGTTAGCTGGATGTTGCGGTTCGTGACGTTCGCGGCGGCTGTATTCGCGTCAGCAATGACTAAGTCAACGAAAACAGTGCGGAACGTGACCACACCAGCTGCGGCTTCGGGGATATGAACTGTGATCTGCGTCGCAGCGGTCAGCGTGTTGTCCGCGACCGGCGTCAGAAGCGGGAACCAGTACTCAACCGTTTTAAGTCGCGTCGCCATACTACCTCACCCGTTTTCCGTCGAGCGTGAGCTCGATGTCTTCCTCATCCTGAGCCGCTGCTGGCGGCAGGTTATCAATCAGCTTTTGGTGCTGCTGTAGCACCTGGGAGAAGATCGTCAGCAGCTCGTGCTGGCAGCGGAGCACCGTTCCGAGATCGCTGCGAATCCCGTGCACCAGTTCGACCAAGTACGATTGCGACACGTTCTGCAGCGATGGCTGCCCATTTTTTGGCCCAAGCTCTTCGTCGTTCACAGTTGCTGCACCCGGTCACTTAGGCCCTAGAAACATTGGTCAATTCTATACGCGGACTTGGGTGTGCGATTTCCGCTTCGTTATCAAACGCAGTCGACACCTCCCCCCCGTGGCATCCCACCCCCACGGTCCCATCAGGGGTCATCGTCGAAGCCCTCTGCGTGGCTCTACGTTCGCCTGCTGCGGTGTGTCCTGCTCAGTCAACGGCCAACCGTCAGTGCCGTACTCGTCCTTCAGCCCGAACTCGTTGACTGTCTTGCGGTGATGGCATGGAACGCAAAGCGGCTGCAGGTTCGCTTCTTCATCCTTGCCGCCACGGAACAGTGAGACGATGTGGTCGACCTCCGTGGCAACAGAAACGAGCCCGAGTGCTTTGCAGATCCTGCAGAGCGGTTCACGCTGCAACAACCGGGCATTGCGAGCGATCAGGCCGCGACCTCTTAGCCGGGTAACGTTGCCTGAGACGGATTGCAAGGGCTGAACCCCTAAAGCGCGACTTGCCTGCGCGGAAGTATGCCCGCCCGGTGTCGCGCCTTTTATAGCATATGTCAACACCATATTGCAGTCCTGCTCAGGGCATCGGCTCGATCCTCACGAACATGCGGGCTGGGCCTTTCGATTGCGTCCAGCTCGGTGCGCCGATGCAGTGCGCAGAATCGTCTGCGACGATTTGATGCTGCACCAGCGAATCGATCAGGCCCTTTCCACCGCCGATCAGGTTGTCGATATCGGCAATCGGTCGCATGCATTGCCTGATGATGCTGATCCGGGCTGACTCATAACTCGGCCGGTCCCAGTATTTCGCCCGCCCTCGAGCTTCAGCAATAAGGTTGTACCAGTTCGCTTGTTGCCGCTGACGAACCCGCCAGTGCATTCGCAGTGTCTTGTTGAGACTCGGCGTAACGCCGTCAATCTCAAACTCTACAACAGAGCCTTTTGATGGCGTCATGCGCGACCCTGGTCAATGGCTCGCGATAGCAACTTGATCCAGCGCAACACGAACCGCGCACCGCTGCGTCGTCTGTTCGAGCGCACGGCAGCTGCCCGTCGAACTTCGATGTTCTGGCTGTAGTACTCGCGATGATATTTGCGCCGCGAGTTGTGCACCCGGCAAGCGTTGGCTGTTTTCCAGATCGCCACGTTGCAGGTCGGACAGCGCTTGATCGGCTTTGGCAACAGCCCGTATTCGGCTCGAAAATCCATTGTCATATCAACCCAACCTGCACCGGCTTTGGCACTTCCTCAAACAACTGCGCGGAATTTTGCGCGACGGCGGGCAAGCTTTGCAGCAGCTTCGCGCACGGCCTGCACGTCGCCCCGGTGCGCCCACAGGTTTGTGACTGCCACCAGGCCGGCCGCAATGCGCCGGGCCTTCAGATCGGCCTGACGCTGGGCGCCAGTCTTAGCGCCTTGGCTCATTTCACCCCCAGCGCATTCTTCATCGCGCCGCTGGCGATCTGGAACAGATTTTCTTCTGTGGCGGTCGGGAACTCCCGGCGAGCGGCTGCCATTATCTTGTTCCAGCCATTCATCATTTCCTGAAGGTCTTGAGCGGTGTTGGTGTTGGTGATCATGTTGCTTGCTCCGTCTGGTTGCTGAATCTATGGCTGAACTATACCGCACCGTTAGCACTAACGCAAGCACTCTTTTAAACTATTTTTAAGGTGTGCCCATAAAGCCGCTCGTGAGCCTGCGCAAATGTGACCGGCTGGCCTGCTGTCTTACCGCAAACAATGTCTGTGAGGCCTTCAGCCGCTATTAGGGCGGCTGCACGCTCAGCCCTGATGCTGAATCAGTTGTCCCTGAAAACACCCGTACGGCCTTCTCCGGGGCTATGGCGCGTAGTTTTGAAATGAACCATTGTTCGGCCTTCATTTGCCTGAGGCCCGGGTCGCCGTTCATCGCGGTACCAAGCTGTGGAGAAGCTTGTCGGCGGTGAGCCTGACTGGCTTGCGGGACGGGCCGGCGATCGCTGGGAGCGCTTCACGCGTGTCCTCAGCGTCCATCATCGCTTCGTAGTGCTCGGCGAAGCGGCGTTCGATAAAATGCAATTTGTCCTCGTTGCACATCGCAATCGCAACCCACCCGCCAATAGCACGCACAGCCCGCTCGGTGTGATAGTCGCCCAGCGCGCCCATGCGCCAGTCGCCGCTCCTAACGTGCTTCAGAGCATCGGCCCATGCCTCGCCTGCAGTCTGCCGGGCGGCTTTGCGTAACTGGTGGAAATGGAACGGCGAGGGCATGAATTCGGACGTCAGCGCGAGTCGGGCGGCGGCGGCCCTGAATTCGTCCAGCGGCCAATCCCGCATCGCCAGCCACCAGACCTCGAACGCTTCCGGCGTGAGCTTGACGCCCGGCTTGATCGTCGAGAGGCCGGCGAGGATCTTGACCATTTCGACCTTTTCAGACAGCTGCATCGGTGTTTTCCTGTTCTTGAAGCCATGCCAGACCTGCATCGACGTTCGCGTCTTGTGAGACCTGGGCTTTTGTTTTCGGTAACGGGAACGGGCCGCGCCAGAAGCGATCGGTGAAAAACTTAGCTGGGGCGCGCACAAACTGCGTGCCGACTGACCCCTTCGCGCGCTGTTGGTCGGCGTAAGCGCAAACGAGCGCCATGAGTTCGGCGTGGGTCGAGTCGTCGTCACAGCAGCGCAAATAAGCGCGTTCCCCCAGCAGCCAAGCTGACTCGGTGTGCGTCCCTGCCGGGTATGCGGCGCGGAATTCCGGGAAGTTTGTTTCACGTGGAACAATCCTAGCCCTCGCGCGCGTCTGATTCTGATCCGTGTCTTTCTCTGAGTCTGAGTCTGAGTTTGAGTCTGAGTTTGAGTCTGAGGGCGGGTGAGCGCGGGTCATCGCGGGTCGTCGCGGGTCATCGCGGGTCATCGCGGGTGAGCGCGGGTCATCGGCGGTCTCACAGTGTTCAGCCGGCATGGGTCGAGCGGCCATGCGTTCTTTGTTTCGCCCGTCCTCTTTCCGGCTGACGTCGAAAGCGGCCTTGCGCGCCTTCTCGCGGTATTTCGTGTGGTTGACCACAACCCAGCCCCAACTTCTCGATTCTGGGTCTATCAGCTCCAATCGTCGCCCTTCGTGCTCGCTACTGCGACTTTCCGGGTCTGGCGCTGTCAGCTCTGCAATGGCTTGTTTCAGCAGCTCGATCGGCCAGCCGGTGAGCGCAGACATGGCCTGGTAGGTCATGTCAATTCGGCCATGTTTGTCGGCCATCGGCAAAATCGTCATCCAAACCGGCAAAGTAGGCCATCGGCCGCACAGCGTGCCGTGATAAACACTATCGAAAACAGGTGTGTAACCGCTCAATTTGTCACCCTCATGTAGTCATGCGCTTACATTCTAAGCAGATACTGCCCGCTGTTGGGACGGGGCCTGTCTAGACCCCGTCCCGCCACGCCTGCCATGCCTTGCCAAGCCAGGCCGCGCCTTGCCCAGCCATGCCGCACCTCGCCTGCCATGCCTTGCCAAGCCAGGCCGCGCCTTGCCCGGCCATGCCGCACCTCGCCTGCCATGCCTTGCCAAGCCAGGCCGCGCCT